GAAGGAAAAACATATTGGTCCGAGGGTGGCTTACTTAATTTAATTAAAGCGGACATTATTATGATTCTTGATGATATTTAAATAACTATGCAAACAAACTTGCGCGAAGAGTCTGAACGTATTAAGTTGTATCCCGGCGATATGATCGTTGATATTACATGTAACAATGTCGGAATCTTGGTCGAGCGTGTTCGGCGCATTAGCATACAAGAAGACGATGTGTATTTTTGGACCATACACTGGTCTAAGGAATATGAGCAACTCACGCCTATGACCCTGCAAATGGAAGAAGAAGGTCTCAAAATATCGATAGTGGTTGGTTTATACGATCTTTTCTCTTCTGATGATGTAACAAAAATGAGATAAAATTTTTAGTGAAAAAAAATACGGAAAAAAATTCGAATTTTGCTGTTGGAGATCTTGTAACAATAAAACACGATATGTGGAACGTTGACCATGCCGGCATTATTATTGATATCGGGCTGCGGCGGGATGATAAACAAATAATGATGTTCCCTGCCTGTTCGGTGTTTAATATTAAAACCTCGCAAATTGATAGATTATATTTACACAACTTGGAGCTTCTTTCCGCTGGCCAATAGTTACAATAGTGGACAAAATAAATAAAATCATGTTTCCGATTTATATTGCTGCATTCTTCACAAATATTTGGATGCTGCTCTGGGCTAACATGAATGATCTTTCTGAACTTCAAATCTTATCAATTTGCAACATGATGTTATTAAGTTTTGCACTTCTTCGTCGAGAATGAAAAAGCGGCATATTTATTATGATGGTATAATTTTTTAGGAGGATTAAATGTGGGATTGTTATTCTTTGCTTTGAGCTTATTGAGTTGCTCAACTGACTATTCTGTTATCAACTCAAAAGAACCAGAAACTGTCGTAGTTACTGAAACAGTAACCGAAACAGAAACTGTAACTGTGGAAATTGAGGTGCCTGTATATGTTGAGGTAGAGGTACCGGTTAATGAAGGTGTTATTTGGGTTGATTCTTTTACACAACACATGTCAATCGATGGTATTGATATTTTGTGGGTGGTTGACCGGTCAGGTTCCATGAATCGATTTAATGCAGAACTTTTAGCCGGTGTAGAGGCCATGTTGTTAGCGTTACCGGTTTCAGACTGGAGACTCGTCATGATAAGTGCCGACCCAACAAGAGCAATTGCTAGTAATGAATTTCCTCTTATTCCCGGTGACACAATCGCAGACGCAGAAGCAATGCTAAATACTTTAACGATGGCTACTCTCGAGGAAGGTTTTAATTCTGTATACCAATACATAACAAACAATCCTTACGCCTCTACATGGATGAGACCCGACGCTGGGCTACTTGTCGTATTTGTTTCAGATGAAGAAGAACAGAGTGATGCCGAGTTTCCCGCGGTGACGGATTTCATGAGTTGGTATCAATCACAGCGAATGGGATCTGTTTTCATGGCCAGTATTGTAAATCAAGATCCTCTGGTATCGATGTGCACTTATCCTCCGAACCCGTTTGATATTGGAATACGTTATATGGATGCCACTAGCATGCTCGGCGGTGTTATTGTCGATATATGTGATACTGATTGGTCAGCCGGTGTCACAGACGCTACTCAATCAATCGAGCCGGTGGAGAGTATCAAACTCACTCACAAAGCAGAACCTGATTCAATTAGGGTTTTTATTAACGGCTCTTTAAATCATGACTGGTTTTACCAAGAATCTGATAATACAGTTTATTTTACTACAATTCCATCGGCCGGCCAATTGGTCGAGATAGGATATAGATATATAGAGATTCCCGATACCGGCGATGTCGATAGTGGATTATAGGAGATAAAATGAAATATTTACTTTTAATGCTAATGGCTATGGTTTCGTCCGCACAGTCACAGCCAACAAACATAGAAACAGAGATAATTCCATTACCAGCAGAACAAGTCAATTCGTCAATGAATATGGCTCAAAGAAGAGTTCGAGACGCGGCCGTCAAGATATCTACTGGTGGCGGGCACGGCAGTGGCTCGTATATTGCATATAAAGATGTGCATTTAGTTCTTACAGCACAACATGTAACGGACGGCCCTATTGGTAGCAAATATCATGTTTTTAAAGATAAAGAAACAAGAATTGCTACACTTGTTTGGTCAGATGCTGCATCAGACATGGCTGTTTTACATTTATCTGAAAAATTTGTAACTATTGAGCCTATGAAATGGTCTCCCCAAAACAGAATAGCGGAAGTTGGTACTGAAATTACTTACTCCGGGTATCCTTCCAGTCACAAACTAATGACATTTAGTGGAAAAGTAGCCGGCTATGCTGACCGGGCAACTGTAGGAGACCATATAATATTAAACACCTATGGTTGGTTTGGTTGTTCTGGTTCAGTGATCTACACATTAAGAGGCGATATTGTTGGAATTTTGTATGGAGTTGATGTAGAATATTATCCAGACATTCAAGTGCAAGAAAATATGATTTGGGTAGCACCAATACAGAGAATAAAAATAGATATGATTCTCAATAAAATATGTAAAGGTCTTCCGGAAGGCACAATGAGAGCTTGTAAGTAAAGTGAAATCAAAATGGAAACAATACCTCTCAGAAGGCGAACTAAGTGCGGTTGGAATTGTTGTCTGTTTAGATGAAAATGATAGATTTCTAATAATTAGGCGCTCTAATATAGACCACAGAGAGGGTCAATGGACCATTCCGGGGGGCCACATCGATGAAGATGACCGGTCAATTGAGTCAGGTGCAGTCAGAGAACTAGATGAAGAGACTGATTTGTTGTGTAATACACGTGATTTAATATATCTTGGTGAACCAAAGCCGCAGAAGTACTATTTTTTAACTACAAAATGGACTGGAACAGTTAAAGTTGACAAACCTAATCCGCATACTGGGCTAATTGAGCATGATGACTATCGCTGGACCACAATAGAACAAATAAAAGAGATAGCCAATAGCGAAATACCGATCTATTTATTGGAGAAAGCTTTGGAAATGTCTAAAAATGTCTGATTTATATGGCTCGTTGGATGAGAAAAAGAAAAAACGTAAGAAACGAAAGAAAGCTGGCTCAGAATCCAGCAAAGAATCATCTTTAAGAGACTGGTTTGGCCGGAAAGGCGCGAAAGGCAAGAAGAAAGGATGGGTTGATTGTAATGCTCCTGATGGAAAGGGTGGCTACAAGTCTTGTGGTCGCGGTTCTGGAGAGAAGCGCAAGAAATATCCTGCTTGTCGGCCTACACCCGGAGCATGTAAAGAGCGAGGTAAAGGTAAGTCATGGGGCAAAAAAGCTAAAAAAAGAGCTAAAAAAAGAAAAAATGAGGAAATATTCATGGATTTAGAACAAATTATTCAAGAAGAACTTCAAGCGGTGCTTGATGAAAAGCGAAAAAAGAAAAAGAAAAAGTCTTCTGGCAAAAAAGATGCTTGTTACCACAAGGTAAAATCACGTTATAAAGTGTGGCCAAGTGCTTATGCTTCTGGTGCTTTGGTCAAATGTCGTAAGGTTGGTGCTAAAAACTGGGGTAATTCTAAAAAAGAATCATTACAAATCATGATTGAAGATGAATTATCTCAAATTTTAAACGAAAAAGAAGATAAGTACAAACCACATGACATGTATGACCCCAAATCTGGGGAGAAACACGACGCGAAAAAGAAAAAAGACCACTTAGATATGGCAAAGAAGGGTTTCGTGCACGTAGACCCTAAAAAAATAGAGCAAATACTTCGTGATGAAGGCGGTGCTGCCGGCATGGACCCGTTTTTAAAAGAATTTGGCGAAGAAATGAAGGATGAAATTGTAAAAGCCCTTAAAAACATGCCAAATGTTGCGCAACATGAGGATGGTGATTACATTTTAGACGACGATAAAGACATTGATATATCAGAAGGTATGAATTGCGGATGCGGGAAAGATCCATGTGAAACATATGGTAAAAAGAACTCAAAAATTATTGCAATAGTGAACGAAGAAACTGAAAAGTACCTTGAAGAGTCATTATATTATGGATTAATTGATGAAGAGCAAGCAGAGAAAGAAACTTTGTCAGAAAAAAAGAAGAAAAAAGCCTGCAAGCCGAGAAAAGGCAAGAAATATGCTAAGAGAGTCGGCGGAAAATGTAAATCTTACGGTGCCAAGGGTTACAGAATCTCTCCTGGCACGTCAAAAGGCGATTCTTACTGTGCTAGATCATATGGAGATATGAAATCTCATGGAAAAGATTGTTCTGGAAAGGATAGAGGTACACCACTATGTCTTTCAAGACAAAAATGGAAGTGTTCAGGTAAATATTCACGAAAAGGCAAGTGAAAATGGCCACAGATGAACAAATTTTAGCTAAAACCACTGAATTATTAGCTAATTTGCAGGAAAAGTGCTGGAAAGGCTATGAAAAGAAGGGCATGAAGACCATGTTTGGGAAAAGATACCCAAATTGTGTCAAAAAGTCTAAGAAAAAGAAGCGTAAGAACGAAGAAATTGACCTTTATGAAGAAAAAGTACTCCGAGAAGTCACCGAAGACGAAATGCGAGTGCTTGAAGACGTTCTTGACGACCTAGATGCGGCAAATCTGCCCCTAAATGACCTTTTTAGCGGTAAAATGCGCGTCGTTATCCCTTTTCCGACAACAGACCCAAGCACAGACCTTGGAAAGTTCGCAAAATTCTTTGAAACACAAGAATATGACGTACAATGGGAGAAAGGAATCGTATCTGCTACAAGAGAGGTGAGTAGTATTAGTGATTTGGTTAGCTCTCTCATGGGTGACCCACAAAAAAAGAAAATCAAAAAGTTTCAGATGAAAATTGGCAAATTATTCGCCAAAATGGCTGAAATTAGCAAAAAACTGAAAGAAATAAAGAAAAGTGACCCCGAATTTCAAAAAAATGAAGATTATAAACGCCTGACACAACAGAGAATGCTATATACCCCCAATCCCGGTGTAGCTGGACCTGCGGGATATGATTTAGAGGATTTAGCCACAAAATACGGACAATACTGGCAACAGAACGCCGGATACATTAAAAAGAACATTAATGAGCTTGATAGTGACAAATTTTCCATTATTATTACTCGACATCCGATAGATGTGCTCAGAATGAGTGATTTTGACAAAATTACCTCTTGTCATTCTCCTGCTAGTCGCGCAAATGCCTATCAATCGTACTATAAATGCGCTGTGGCCGAGGCTCAGGGCCACGGAGCGGTAGCATACGTGGTTGAGACAGAAAACCTTCTGAGCGCCACTAACACGGGCAATATAGACAGTGCAGAGCAAGAAATTCAAGAAGGTGAGATATTTGCTGACGATAAAAGACCATTTACAGGTGATATTAACCCACTTTCTCGCTTGCGCATCCGTCATGTTAGATATTATGAAGGAATAAGCCCTCCGAAGCGCTGGGATGACGGACAAGACGTTGGAATGCCAGAGAAGCGTGTATACGGCGCAGAGATTCCCGGCATGGCAGACACAGTCACAGACTGGGCAAGAGCATCTCAAGAAGATGTGATTCAAAACATGCCAAGAGAAGATGGCAAGGTTGACTTAAGCAGGTTTACCCTTTTTGGTGGTTCTTATGAAGATACAGCCGGTACCGCAGGAAGAGCAATGCTTATGAAAATGTTCTTGGGTACAAACGATGTCACTGGCGAAATGCAACAAAACACAGACACCGAAGATTCTCTTGATGCTAACTTGGTTGGCGATATTATCGCACAATACGAAGGTGAATGCGAAACAATAATGAATGACTTCAACAATAGAATGGCTCAAACATACACCGACTACGAAGTTGGCGA